CTTTAATAACTCCTTTAAATGATTCTTCAAAAGATGAACCAATAGTTTTTGATAATTCAACTATTTGAAAACCACTATCATTTAATTTTATAAATTCTTCGTCAAGTCTTACTAATTCATCATTAACAAGTCTTGAACCCAAAGCCAATTCATTTGTTGCTTGAACATAATCTCTTAGTAATTGTAATTGATCTGCATTTAATGTTTGTTTTGTAAGCTCTTCAAATTCTTTCGCTAATTCATTTACCTGTCTATCTGCTTTTATTTTTTGTCTTTTAGCAAATGTAGTTGCATTTGTTAACTCAATTTCTTCTCTCATCCCTTTTGAAATCGCTTCAAAACCTAATCTATTTGTTTCTGTTTTATCAAAGTCTGCTAATCCAGTTATACCTTGTGCTTTTAATCCTCTAAGTTCTGTTCTTTCTTGTCCTGTCAATCTACCGCGTTTTCCTTCTAACTCTGCTATTCGATTTCCTATTCCTTGTAATTCTGGACTTGTTGATTTTCTCAATCTTTCTCCTACAGTAAGATTTTGCAAACCATCTCCTAATCCTTTTAATATTCTTGAAAAAGATATTATTCTCGCTAAACCAGCTTGTACGATTAAGAAAAACTGACTAAATCCTTGTGTTATTTGTCTTGTCTGATCACCAAATTCTTTTAATGCATCAACACCACCTTGACCAACTATTGCAGTAGTACGAGCAAGAACAACATTATATGCAGCTTCTTTTCCTTCAGCTTGTTCTAATAATTGTATTCTTTGGGTGAAAGCAGAGTTAGTTAAACCTAATGATGCTATTAAAGCAGTTGTATCTTTATTAAAATCAGCTAAAGCATCACCAGCTTTTTTTGCTGAACCTACTAAAACATCAAGTTGTTTACCTAATTGAGTACCAACAATAGAGAGACCAAATCCTAAACCACCACCTAAAGCACCTCCAGCTATACCACCAATACCACCACCAATTGATGCTCCAACTCCTTGACCAAATAATAGAGGAAAACCTCCACCAATTAGACCACTACTAAGAGCATTTCTTCTTCTACTAGCAAATCCACCAGGCTCGAAGAATAAACCGCCCTCTTGAAATTGTCTATTTTGACCAAGAGTTCTATTAAAAAAGTTTTCTCCTGCCATCGCTTGTCTAGGGCCAGCAGGTCTTGAATATGCATTAGATCTATCTTGAATTATTGGAGAACGAAGTTGAGTCTCCATTTCTTTTATTCTTCTAGTAACTTGCTTAAACCTATCGCTTGTTCTATCTAATCTTGCCTCAAGACCTCTTAACATACTTACATAATCATTTATTGCCTCTCTAGTATTTGTCGGTCTAAATGCCATTAAATCTTCAAAGGTAGTACCTCTTGCCATTTGAATATTCCCACCTAAATTAGCTGCTTGATTAGCTGCAATTCTGCTAAAATCTTTTAACTCTTTAAATCGTGCAGTAAAATCTGCTTTCTGAATACCTTGAGTTAAAACATTATATTCTCCACTAAATAGTTTTGCATTTGCTCTTGCATCTCGTAATGCAGCAGAAAAACCTCTAATTTCACTTGCATTATTATTAATTTGTTTTGTATTATTTACAAACGCATTATTAGTAACAATTACTTCATTTCTTATCTGTGCAATTCTATCTTTAAATTTTCTAAGTAATTCTGGAGAACCTCCTTTAAGTTCTGGAGCAATCTGTTGTGATTTTATTGATTTTGCTAAATTATCTACAGCCTTCAGTTGTAGCTGTAATCTTTTTAATTGTTGGGTCTGCGTTCTGACATTAATATTAATTCCGTACTCTGCTGCCATTTACTCGACCCAATAAATTACTTCTATATTACCGCCTTCTGGGTTTGATGGCTTGTTTTTTTTGCACTTGTTCTTTATATTTTTCTTCTTCTTCGTGTTTTAACTCAAAAAAACCTGCCCAAGCTATTAATTCTTCTCTAGTTAAATTTTCTGTAAGTTGTTTTATTGTCATTCCTAACTCTTTGGCTAGAAAAAACATTAAATACCAATCTTTATTTGCTTTTTAAAGCTGCTTTCGCTTCCTCCACTTTTAAATTATCACCAGATGTCATCATTGCCATTTGTATATCTTGTAAAACACCTGCATTTATTTCTCTTCTAAGAGAAGCCTTATGACCATCTTGGAATAATCTTCTGCCATTTTCATCTAATGCTTTTTCAATCATAAGATTCAATGCAAATTCATTTCCATCATCACCTTTAGATTTAGCCATAATTGATTCTCTTTCTGCAATAGTTAATGGATGCCAATAAATTTCTAATATTGTTTCTTCTCCATCCTTTACTTCATACTTATATTTTTGGCTAACACCAAATTTGTTTCTTAAAAGTTCAATCGCTTCCATGTAAGTCTTCAATAATATTTATATTATACTTATATTACGCATTTGCTGTAAATTGGCAAGAAATAATTCCTATAAAATGACTACGATCCTCTATTTGTAACATATTTGGACCAATAATATTACGAACTTTTGGAGTACAACTAAAAGTATCTGTATAGTCAGAAGCATTAACAGAAGTTAAACCATCTATAACATCTTCACAAATAGCAGAAACAACTGATGTTCCTTTATTTTTTGGCACATAAATATTACATTGAATGACACCAACATAATAATCTGAAGCAGCACCTTGATTTTGTAAAGTTGATTGACCAAAGTTCATAGTCATTACTATGTATTTAGTAGTTTTCCCTGGTTCTTTAAATGGCACATTATCATAGACCATTTTTATAGTTGGATCATTATCAGTTACCTGATCAGTAACTGCTTTCTCAAAAGCTGCTCTTACATTTACTAAAGTCATACTTAATTAACCTTCGATGTAACGTAAACTAGACCCAGGTTTTACTGAACCAAAACCAGAGCCAGGTTTAACTCCTAAAAATATTTTACCTTTATCTCTCATATTATCTTTAATAATTTCACCTGCTTTACCTTGAATAAAGTTAGCAAGTTCTTGATCTTCTGCACTATAACCAGCATATTTGGCAGCATTACCAATATATATATCTGCATCTATAAATTTATAAGCAGTATTAACAGGAAATCGAATTTCAATTTCTGCTATTTGATTTGATAATTCTCTACGTTTTCTTCTTCTTTCTTCTTTGTCACTTGCCCATACAGCATCTAATTGTCTTCTTATACCAGCCCAAGGTTGATAATTATATACTGATTGTCTGTCCTGTATTGGTTCTCTTCTTACTTTCCAACTAGACGCTAAAAAACCAGTATAAACAGGACTACCTTCTTCTGAAGACAATTCAGCATGTAAATCTCTTATTGTTTGTGCAAAATCAGCATCTAACTGTGACACTGTATTGTCAAAAGCCTCATCTCCATTAAATTCTATTTCTTTAGCCATTAGAATCTTATAAGCAATATAAAGAGATAAGTTTGTCCACCTCTTTTAGTATCAATATTTGTAATTACTCCTGTAACTGTTTTACCAGCATAACTAAAAGAAATTTCATCTTCTAAAGTTGGCTGATTATCACCAATTAAATCAGGTGTAATATAAAGTTTTGCTTGTCTTATTTCAACACTTCCATCTTCAATTGAATTTATAAATTCGATTGGAACTTTTAAATCTGAATAAGTTGTATCTATAGTAATTTGTTCTCCCTTGTCTACGTTATAACTAGAAATACCTTTTTTAATATAAGAAACTGTTGTATCAAAAGAAGTGCCTAAATCAGCAACAACCTGTTTAGCAACACTTCTAAATAATGAATCAAGTTGACCAGCCATTATCCTCTAACTACCCTCATCTGAAAAGTACCTGCTCCACCAAGCATATATGCTCCAAGATAACTTTGTAACCAAGGATAAACATCCATAATATTGTTTATAGCTCCAGTTCCCTGACTATCAGTATTATATTTGACTTGAAGATCTCCAAGTTTTACTTCAGAAAAATTACCATCTTTACCAGTAGTGCCAGTAATAGCACCAGTATCATTTGCTAAAGCTCTAGCTAATTCATACTGTGCATATTTGATATTGTTTGGAATAGTAGAACAACTTAACTCAACTCTATCCACCTGATAATTCGTTCTTGGAAACTTCAATGACTGATTTTCGTCACATCTATCTCCTTGAAATACAAAAGTATCAATCCATCTCGTAGCAGCTATTAATGATCTATTTTTTTGATCATCTGTTTTGTTAGTCCAGGTTGAAGAGTCTGGTACTGTTTCAAAATAACTATTAGCTTCTGTCAATGTGACATAGCTATTAGCAGTTTCACTTTTTATAGTTGCATTTATGGTAGCTGCCACGATTGATAAAGTAATTTAGTTTTATTGTAGCGTAAAGAAAAAACCCCACCAATAAAT